TCCTGCTACCTGTTGTAATATCGTGTCCAGCTTCATCACCCAAAGCCACGTTATCAGCACCAGAAGTATTTGCATTAAGAGCTTGATATCCAATCGCAGTATTGTCTGTTGCAGTAGTTGATGTTGCTAATGCACCGTTACCAACCGCTACGTTTGCTGTTCCTGTAGTTAAAGCTGTACCTGCGTAAGCACCTACTAAAGTGTTATCTGATGCTGTTGTAACTGCAGTACCTGCATCGTAACCAATGGCTACGTTGTCATCTCCATCAGTAGCTGTATCTAAAGCATTAGCACCTATGGCAATGTTTCTTTTACCTGTGGTCATTGCTTCGGCTGCTTGATAGCCCACAGCTACGTTATATGAGTCAGCACCTGCGTTAAGTGTTTTAAGAGATTGAAAACCGATAGCTGTGGCAGTACCGTGACCGTCTTCAGTTTTTAAAGCTTCATACCCTACAGCAACATTACCTGCACCTGCTGTAAGAGCTACACCTGCAGACGCACCAATGAGTGTATTCTGAACCCCTGTTGTTACTGCTGTACCAGTTTGATAACCTACAGCAACGTTTAGGCCAGATGCACCTGCATTCTGTGTCTTGAGTGCTTGGTATCCGATAGCGACAGTTTCACCATTACCATCTTCTGTAGATAGTGCTTCAACTCCTACGGCTACGTTACTACTACCTGCATCAAGCGCAGCACCAGCAGAGGAACCTAAGACAACATTGTCTGTACCTGTAGTTATTTCAGTACCTGCATTATAACCAACAGCAGTGTTATCATCTGAAGTAGTAGCAGCATCTAATGCAAAGCTACCTATTGCAGTGTTTCTAACACCTGTTGTAAGAGATAAGCCTGAATCTACGCCTACCCCAGTATTGTACCCTGCAGCACCTGCATTTAATGTTTTTAGTGAACGATACCCAACAGCAGTATTGTTACCGTTAGCATCTTCTGTAGACAAAGCTTCATAGCCTATAGCAGTATTATTAGCTCCTGCTGTAAGTGCAACACCTGATGAAGCACCTAATAAAGTATTTTTAACACCAGTAGTAACAGCCAAACCAGATTGATAACCTACAGCCACGTTTAAACCAGAAGCCCCAGCATTTTGTACTTTTAATGCTTGGTAGCCAATAGCAACAGTTTCACCATTACCGTCCTCTGTTGAAAGAGCTTCGTGTCCAATGGCTATGTTCTTACCACCAGCTACAAGAGCAGTACCTGCAGAAGAGCCTATAGCTATGTTATGATCACCTGTTGTAAGTGCAGTAAGTACAGCATTACCTATAGCTACGTTGTCACCGCCTGGACTTGAACCATCTAAACTGTCTAAAGCTGTTAAGCCAAATGCAACGTTTCTAGAACCATCAGGATAATTACCATTTAGTTTAATTGTAGCATCACTAGCACTAGCATCAGTAACATTTAACGCAGTTAAGTTAAGATCACCTGATAAATGTATATCTTTAAACTTTAAAGAGCTAGTACCCAAGTCCACAGTATTGGTTGTCTTTGGACGTAAAACAGAAGCAGTAATAACTACATCCTGTGATGGACCAAGCACCTCAATGGGCGCACCCTCTGCAGACGTACCATCGTGTGTGTGTCCTGAAGAGTTGTTAAACGCTGCAACTACTGCGTCAAACTCACCGTCTAAGTCTGCTGCATTGATAACGTTACCGTCAGCAATGTTATTACCTGTATCGTTTCTGGTGTAACCTGTTCCCATGTCCGTTTACCTTCTTGTGTTTGTTCCGTATTCTAATGTTATAGCATCTAGTGAAAATGGTGGGTCTGTACTATCAGAAGTGAATTGTAAAGATACAACATACCCTGTTCCTATCATTTGTGATTCAAATAATGTTAGTAGCTTACTACTATATACTGCTGACGATCCAAAAGTAGATGATCCAAAAAATGCTACTTGACCTGTTTGGTTACTAAAATCTATCTTAGTAGGTTGTACACTATTCTTTTGGTCAAAGTCAAGCTTTAAAGATATGTCAAAAGACACACTACCTCGTGGATCTGTGTATAAGAGCATCTTGTAAAATGTCTTACGTACTCTAGGATCACTTATTGGCAAATAAGGTGTAGCAAAAGAAGTCTCTACATTACCACCATCAAAGCTACTTCCGTTTTCCATAGAGTATAAGTATCCATCATCATTAGAAAAAACGATAGTTTCTTTTCCTAAATAAAACCTACTGTCTGCTACGTGTGCGTTTATTCCTTGGACCTCTGCCCAAGACATACCTTCTCCACCCTGTCCTGAGAACTGCGTACCCAGTATACCTTTTGAGCTTCGATTCGTTAAGTTGTTTTTATATCCTAATATTCTATATTGTGATTTTTTACGAATAACTACACTTGTAAAAGAAGTGTGTGCTGCAATAAAGGATGTAGCCTCTTGTTGTATAGGTTTAGAGACAACAGATAAACCAAAATCACCTAATCTTTCTGTGGCACTTAAAAGCCTCAAACCATCAGGAGCAAGAAACATTACATCTCCACCAATCTCCTGCATAGTATCTTCATCTATACAACCTATGTCAGTTGTAATTGGTTGTAACTGAAAGTCAGATACAGTGTTACCTACTAATCTTTGGATACTAGATTCAGTAAATATTATAAGCTGTTCTCTAAATACAATAAGACCTGTAACTTCATTGCCTACATTTATTGTACCTGCACCGTTTGCTACTGTAAAGTCATTGTCTGTGTAAGGTGCAGTAAAAGCTATGTTAGAACCTTTAGCAAATAGTAACTGGTTCTTAAAACTAACAACAAACTTTGCTCCTACTACATCATTCGGAGCATCATTAAGATCTGTAAAAGTTGTTCTATCATATAAAGCAGGAGTATTAACTCCATCTACTATAGCTATTTTTTCAGTACCACTATAGTTATATCTAGAAAACCTAGTTTTACTAGCACTTTCTCTTGACGTACTTAAAAAAGTTATTGCAGCATTATCTGCAGGAGAACTAGCTAATGCAGGTGCTATTGTAAGGGTTGAGCCACCTGAAGAAACTGAAGGAGCAGAAGTTATAGTGTATATTTTATCTGTAGTAATACTAAATGTTAAGTCTACAGCGTTTGCTACCGATTGTGCTGATGATAGTACTAGATTATTTTGGTCCGATAGACTAGCTACAGTAACTCCATCTGCTATACCATCACCAGATACAGTCATACCAGCCACGATAGTTCCAACGTTACCATTTACAACAAGTGCAGTTGTACTAGATGTGGCTCCATTTACTACTGCTGTTGGACCTGCAGCAGCTATCTTAAAAACATCACCTAGTTGAGGAGTACTTGTAAGACCATCTATTGCAAGGCTTGTACCTGTTTGTGATGCACCATTTACCAGTACATTTGTTCCGTAAGAAGGTACGTTTATTAATGTATAACCATTTCCTGATGTTTTAAAAAGACTTTGATTTTTTGCAACTATTACTTGGTCTACAAATACACCTACACCTAATGTTAGATGTTTGTTTGTGCTACTTACAAAGTCTACTGCATCTCCATTTAAAGGAGAGGTAAGAAGACTAGAAGTTAAAGTTAGAGTAGCAGCTTTGTTTGTACTATTAAAACTAACACCACCAGTTGCAATAGTATAAACTTTAAAGAATGTTAAGTCAACATCATCTGTTAGTGTTTGTGCAGAAGACAGTACAATGTTATTCTGATCTATAACTGAGGCTATGGTTACTGTTCCAGAAATACCACTACCTGTAACTTCCATACCTACAGCAAGAGTTCCAACGTTTGTGTCTAGTACAAGTGCAGTAGTATTACTAATAGCACCATTCACAGCGGCTGTAGCATGTATTATTTTTAATGTATCTCCTGCTGCTGGAGTTTTACGTATATTAGCTATATTTAAAGTTGTACCACTTTGACCTGCGCCTGTAACAACAGGAGCGCCATATGGAGGTATGATATTGCTATCGTATTTAGAGTATCCCTCTATTCTACGATAACCACCTTCTATTGATGGTTCAAAGTTTTTTAGAACTCTTGCAGAACCAGGCATGTTAATACCTTGTTGCAAAGGACTCATATTACTAAGAAGACCACCACGAAACTCTATAGGGTATGTTTCACGAGTTGTTGGCATATATTAAAGCGCTCTCACAGAAGTTGTTTGAATATTCCTAACAGTGGATCTTACATAATCATAACGATTTATGTACAAACTTCTCATTTGTTTTATCTCTTGCTCAAATCTATTCTGCATCATATTAGACTCTTGAGACTCACCTCTAAACATATAAGCAAAATACATAGCGCCATTCACAATTACATATCTAAACTGTTCTGGCACACTAGGTACATCCGTATCATTTATTAGGTCAACAGGTAATCTATAATACTCATAAACTACTTCATAGTTTTGATCTGGTGGATTAATTAAACCAAACTCTTGACTTGGCGCTCTGAATACTCGACTAGGCAAACCTCTTACATTTGTTGATGTAGCATACTCTAAGTCAACATACTTGTCTAGGTATTCGTTATAATCAAGTTCTTTTAGTTTTACTGTTGAATTACCAAGTGTGTCGTTTTGTTTTATTCTAAATGTGTTAAAGTTTATAGTCTTTGCATCTGCAGGATAAGCATATCTAATGATACCTGCTGTTAATGTTTCTGTCTCTTCAATATGGTTGAAAGGCCACTCAAACTCATGCTGATTTATGTATCGTACAGATGCGTTTACAGCATCTTTAATCATGGAATACTCACCTTTTGCAGTAAGAAAGTTTGCATTAGTTCCTGTACCGCCTGTAAGCTCTACTTCATTAAGTCTACGATTTACGTCATTTACCAGACCAATAAAATCATAAGCCATATTAACGTTCCTTCAATCGTAATCTAATACTTCTTTCAGCAGTGCTACCTGTAGTGTCTGTCATCTGACAAAAGAAAGTATACTCTACATTATTTTGACCGCCACCTATATTTATAGTTGCAACAGTAGTAGTATTTGTCTGTGCAACATTTTGTAGGTTATCAGTAGTAGCATTACTGGAAGCTGCTGTTAAAGTTTGACCTGCTGCTATTTCTGTTTTTGTATTAAATAAAGTAGATTTAACAAACCACTTAACACTGTTTATTGTTGCAGTATCAAGAAACCTTGACCAATCTACACTATAATCTAATGTTTCATCTGGGTCTTTACTAGGCCAACGAAAACTCATTTATTAATCCTCATTTGCGTAAACAACACGATCTCTTGATGTAGGTTTACGGTTCATATACACTATTCTAAGTTCTGCTGGTACTAATGCTTTTCTTGCACCAGATACAGGACCGTTTACTATACTTACTGCTACTGCAGTTAAACCAGTTGTAGCAAAAACACTTAATAAACTTTCATCTGCATTGGCAGATAGTGTACCAATAGAACCTGTGGATGTTACACCAGTTATTACTTTAGTAGGCATTATGCTGCTCTAGGTGGTATGATTGCTGCTCTTCTGCGACTGTAAAGATGTGCAACTGCTTTGTAGTCGAACTGTACTGCTGTTATGTTTGGTTCGGCTGTTATACCTGTCATGGCAACTGAAGTCAAACCTGCACTTGTGCTAAGAGATACTCCTGCAGGATTTATAGTACATGTAGCAAAAACGCTACTAAGTGCTTCTGTAGGATTCTCTACTAATTCATTTACTTCGCCAGTAGCAGATACACCTGTTAGTGTTAAAGATGAATCTGCGTGTGGTACAATAGTACCTATTGCGCCTGTGGCTGAAACACTTACTAAAGCTTCACTTGTTTTAGCTTCTACTGTTCCTATTGCACCAGTAGCAGATACACTACCTAGGCTTTCAGATATATCAATCTCAAAGCCACCAGCAGATACTGCTTCTATAGAACCTGTTAGTGCGATCCCTGTTACAGGAACACGATTTACACTTCTTACTGAAAGTCCTGATCCATTTAGTGTAAATGTACCTACAACGCCAGTAATGTTTGGTGCTATATTAACTTGTACCGAGGCAACAGCGCCACTTGCAGAAACACTTAATAGAGCTTCACTTGTCTTAGGTTCTACTGTTCCTAATGCACTTGTTCCAGCTACTCCTGTTAGAGTAAATGAAACATCTTGAAGTCCAAATGAAGAACCTCCATATACACCTGTTCCATATAGTGCTGAACCTGCTACAATAGCCATAGGTTACCTCTTAGGCGATACGTATTACGGCTGTACTCGCTGCTGCTGCTGGAAACTCAATAGTTAAATCACCTGCTGTAGCACTAACTGTACCACCAAAGTCAATAACACAAATAGCTTTGTTAGAGGCTGAAGAGTTATATAGAATACAACCTGCTGCTGAAGTTGTTACGTTAGCAAATACTTCATCTGCAAAGTCTACTATTGCGGTTGTGCCGTCTACTGTAATAGCAGCACTATCTAAGTTTTGCCCACCTGCAGTATAGTTTGTACCACTTGCTTCGTCAGAGTTACCTGTGACATCTGAATAGTTTGTTGTTGCTGCACCATATGTACCAGACATAGATGCTTTAATTAATGCAAGTTTTATCGTATGCGTGTCCAGATCGTGAGTACCACCAAGAAGCTCAGACTTAAAACTTGTACACATTGCTGTTGTTATAGCCATGTAAATATCCTCAAAGATTTAAATGTACGAAGAGGCCAGCATTAAGCCAGCCCCTAAGTTTAACTTGATTAAGCAACGTTGTAGATAGCTGACACCAATGCTTCTGGGCGTAGAATCTTACGTCCGTAAAGGTGCATACCACGTACAATGTCTGCAAATGAGTCTGGATCTCTGTAGTTTTCAACTTTGTTGATTTGTTCTGCAGAGGCCACAGCTTCTTCCTGACCAGCTAAAATCACACCGTAGTGTGCGTCTTGCGCTAGTGCGCCAGCATGTGTTGGACCGTTACCTTTTGAAGGTAAGTTGTTTGAAACGTACATTTTGAAACCATGTATGTTTCCTGCAACCAATCCATTTTGTAGACCTGATCCACCGAAGTCTGCATTGAGAAGACGTGAATCTTCATCTTTTAGCAGTTCCATGAATACTGGATCAACAATAATGTAACGTCCACGTGAATCAACATTAGCTGTATCCATTGTACGTGCCATACGTGCGATGACTGTCAATGGAGATATAGTAGCTGATGATAACGCAGTTGCACCGGGCAAACGTGTTGCTAGTGGAATTGAGTCACCAGTAGCATATGCTGTTGATGCAGCGTCTGCTGAACCTAGTGCGCCCATGTCAGTAGCATCTAATTGGTTAGCTTTCAAAAACTCACCGTTAATGTTACCTGCTGTTGGGTGCTGTGCGTCACCTGAAGTTGAAACAATTAACGCACCTGCTGCTGAGTAACCTGACATGTAAGATAGAACGTCAGCATCAATAGCGTCAGCCATTTCGTATGCTGCTTTGTCTGCAGCTAGGCTTACGAAATCAACGTGAGAGAACTGCTCTTCAATGTCATCCATTTTGAAAGCAAAGTAGTTAGCTTTGTCAATGGTTAATGAAAAGTCAGTGTCTGCTAACTTCTGTACAGTTAGATTTGTGTGACGCTGTAGGGCATTAACAGTTACGTCTGGTTCTTTTTGGATGCGTACAACATCCCCTTGATTTGCGATGTCACCAAAGTATGTGTTGTTGTTAACTGCGCTTACAACAGACGATTTTCGCAATGCGATCTGCGCCTGTTTGGAGTACATAATGGGGCTAAAGTTATTGGAAAAGCCCCCACTTGCTGATGAAATAGCCATAGTTAAAATCTCCTTATAGATATGGCGTTGAATTAACACTACATATCCACCATGAAGAGGCCAACGTCTTCGGGTAGTCCATGAGGGGCCGATTATTTTGGGTAAGTCTTTTGTGTGGCTAGTGCTTGATTAAAGCATACACACTTATTGTTGTGTATATGCTATAGTTTTATCTACAATAGTTTGATTGTCAACTATTTTCTTGACATATCGTAAATAAATCTTCCGTTACGCTGTGCGTCTAGTATTTCTTCTTGTCTTTTTTCATACTCTTTTATGCTCATAGCATCTACCTCTGATTCACGTATATACTTAGAAGTATCATCTGTGTCAGGTATACTACTACCTTTTGTTTTTACAGAAGCTGCTGCTGCTCTATCTGAAGAGTTACCTCTTTTAGATTTAGTACTAATGCCTTTGTCTGTCTTATAAAGATCAATTACACGTGCTACAGACTTTGCATCATCTATGTTTTCATACAAAGCATCCTGTACCCATTTAGGCTGTTCTTCTGCCCATTTATGAAAATCATTATCTGAACGTATTTGCTCAAAGTCAGGATGTATAGTAGACAACTCAGCTTCTGCTTTTTCTCGTTTAGCAGTAATACGTAACTCTTCAAACTCAGCCATACGTGCTTCAAGATCTTTAGCTGTAGCCTTAGACTTCTTGTCAGCGATAGCCTCAACAATACCTGCTACATCAGGATACTTTTTAGACCAAGCTTCAAGCTCCTCATCACTTTTTGGTAATACAAGTTCTTGCTTTGCCGCTTTATCTAGTTGTGCTTGTAATGCTTCTAGTTTTGCATTGAACTCTTCTTCTTTTTTCTGTGAGTGTCTACGTAAATCACCATAACGCTTCTTAAAGTTTTTCTCTTCAGCGCCTAGCTCAGTGTCATCTTTTTGTGCTTCTGCTTTGGGTTTTTCTTTTTGTTTGGTATCACCCTCTGCCTGTACTGTTTCAGCTTCAGGCTTTTCGCCACTGGGTTTATCTTCAGTATTTTCTTCATCTGTTATACCCAGTGCTTCTTTCTTCAGAGCTAGTAGTTCTGCTTCTTCTTTCTGAATTCGTTCTTCATTAGAAAGGTATCCACTTCTACCTATTACAACTTTTGGTATTTCAGGTTTAACTGCCAAAGTTCTAGTTGATGTTTCAGCCATTTGTTTTCTCCTTATGTTGGGGTCAGCCGAAGCTGAGTGGCCTTATAGTTATTTGGATTTTTTCTTAGGTTTCTTCTTCATCATTCCTTCTAATTGGTCTGCTTGTTTAGCGTGTGTCTTAGAGGCTTTCTTCAAACCCTTGACTACTTTTTTAACTTTTGGTTTGTCCATTAATGCACCTTTGTGGACACCTGTTGAGTCATCATCATAATCACCTGCTGCCTCATTGTCATATATTGGCGATGGTTTAGGGGCAGGTGCAGGTGGTCTAAAAGTAGGCGAGTCATCATCATCGTCATCACTACTATCTGTTGGTCTACCCATAGCAGCATCTGCTGCACTTTGATTGTCAAGTGCAACTTGTGTAGAAGCAGGTTTAGTAGGCTTTATTGTTGGACCGTCATCGTCATCATCGTCTTCTGTTCCTGGAGCTTTGTATCCACTAAAGGCGTTAGCAGCAGCTTCTGCAGATGCTTCCTCTATCTCCTTCAATATCTCAGGACCTAATGATGATGGATATGAGGTGGATGCATCTGGTGTTGCTATATCAGGTGTGTAACCTTCTATTACACCATATTTATCAGGTAACATGTCATACTTAGGACCATCTAACGTAGGTAAGTCAGGCTTTTCTGTTTCTTCTCCTGTTAGGTCATCAATAATCTTACCAACTATTCCTTTGTCTTTTGGTCCTTCAGCTACTTCTTTTAGGTTTTGTAAGTACTCTCTTTCATATATTGGCAGATCTGTTGCTTTCAGTCTTCTATCTATTTCTTCTATTGTTTTCTTATTGTGTCTTTTTTGTGCCATAGAAAGTACAGAGCCAAGTATGCCAAAGCCAAAAGGAGGTGGTGCTTTTAAGTTTTTAACTTCTGTGGTAAGTTCGTCTATAGTAAGTGTTTTATAGTTAAAAGGTTCTGATGCTTTATCATCGTCATCATCGTCATCATCATCACTACGTCCACCGCCTTGACTGCTAGTACCTGTCTCTTCACCGGGATCTACAGCAATAGGCTCACTACCTACAGGGTAATAACCTTCAGGTATTTCTTGAAGAGGTACACCGTCTAAGAACATAATAATTATTACATGACCTGCATTGTTTTGATATTCACGAGCTTCCATAACACCTGTGTCAGCCAATGGTATCTCTTCACCAAAACCTCCAGTTGTACCTTCTTGTACTACGTCACCACCTTCATCAAAAGTTAGTTTATCATATAGCTTTTCTAATCCTGAGTTTTTATATAGTTTAGTAAAGAAAGGATCTTCACCTGCTCGTAAATCTTGAACTGTGGATGTACGCTTATCTACTTTAGGACGCTCTACTTTAGGGGGTTCTTTTTTAGTTTTTTCATCGTCTGCAAAGTTATTTCCAAAGTTTATTTGTTCATCTATAGTTCCAAATCTTCTTTCATCGTCAGACATTGGGGGTTTTTCATATAGTTTTACTCTACGATTGTCAGGTGTATCATCCTCGTTGTCAAATAAGTAACCTGTAAGCGCCCTGTAAAATGCCTCTCCCTTTGTTTTGGGTTTGTTTTTTCTCTCCTGAACTCTTTTAGAAATATTTTCAGGAGAATAAAAATCAGAAGACTTAGAACCAGATGAAGTAGACTTAGAACCAGATGAAGTAGACTTAGAACTAGATGAAGTAGAATTAGAACTAGATGAGCTTGAGTTATTATCATCATCCCTAAAAACTGAAGCCATTATTTCTGCGTGTGTCTTACGTGGTGCAGTACGTTTAGGAGCTTTTATAGCTCTATTTTTTCCTACATCTTTGTAGTCTTTCATAGATGTACCGCCTCTGTACATTTCAACAGGAGCGCCATCATCCATAACTTCTAAGTCAGCCATTTCTAAGCCTAGACCAGACTCATCTTCTATATCCATAGGTTCTCCACCTATGCGTCCATCTTCTGCCATCTTAGCGTAGCCTATCTTAGCTGCCTGACGTATATCTTCAAAAAACTTTACACCAAAAAACCTAACTACATCAGCAGGTATAACCATTTCACCTTCGCTTAGTTGCGCTGGTATATCATCCCTTACATTTTCTGCTGTAGAACCCAAAGGTATCTCATTACCTGATACAGGATCTATACCCACAGTATTGTCAGGTACATCTCCAAAGTTCATCATCATTTGTTCTTCTAGTGCCATGCCGCCCTCATTAAATGGGAATGCTTCCGCATCCATCTTTTTTGCATTACGTGCTAATACTAGGTGTCCTACCTGAACTACCATATCAGCCGCTACTATTGCTTCTCCTGTTTCCCTGTCATAGAAAAAGCCTCTACGTGTAGGATCATAACCTACTTGTGTAAACTCAGGGTAGTCGAACACTTCTTTTGCCAGATCAAAAGCATCATCATCTTTAATACCTACATACTTACCTGACATAACAGCAAAAGGTGCTTTACCTCCACCTTTAGCTACGCCTAAAGCTTTTTTAGGCTCTCGTCCTTCGGGTTGTATAAACTTTACATCTTTTAATACAACAGAAGGTTTATAAACTGTTTTTAGTTCAGGGTGCGTTAGAGTAGGAACCCATACATCATAATCTGTATATGCATCTATATCTAATCTTGCAGTTACTTGATCGCCGTCTGGTATAGAAGCATTCAAACCAATCATAGGTTTTTTACGTTTACCTGCATTTAATGCACTTACTGCTTCTACAAATGTAGCTGGTTTTGGTACTTCTTCTACTACACGTATCGGTCTAAGTTCATCAGCACGTTTTCTGTAGGTACTAGTAAATACTCTACCTTCTTCTACTCCTGAAGCTAACTCTTGTAGTTCTTCATTACGGCCTTTTAACTTTTTACGAAACTCTTCCGATGTAGCATTTTTTTCACGCCATTCTTCAATAGCTTCATCTGTAAGACCTGCAGCCTCTACAGTTGGTGTACCCTCTTCTGCTTTAGGCTTTATCCTAATGTTACCACCCATCATACCTACAGCATCAGGGTCAACCTCAATACGTTTTATCATATCTGATGCTTTACGTATACCTGCAGCAGCAGCATCACCTATTCCCGGAACTGCGCCAACTAAAGCAGCACCACCCAGCGCAGCAATGAGTCCATAGTTAGGCTCATCTTTCATCAACTCATCATAGACTTCTTTTGCTGCCATAGCATCTCCTATTATAGGAGTCATCTCAGCTACACTAGTAGCAGCATCTTTAAATGTAAGGTCAGTGTTTATGTCTGTTACAGGTTCTACACCATAGGATTCTACAAACCCAAGACGTTCTTCCTCCGTTGCTATACCACCTTCATCAAACTTTAATCTATCGCTACGATCTCTTGCTGCAGCTTCTGCTTCTGTTCTACTGTCATGTGTACTTGTTGGTTTAATTACTTCGGCTTCTAGCATTAGCTTTAAAGTTTTTTGATCATACTCACGTCCTTTATGTATACTAGGCACATTTATCCATTTACCTTTATACTTAAAAGTTCTAGAAATCTCAGAAACGTTTTTACCCTCTGGTGTTACGTAAACATCTTTACCTGCTTGGGTTTTCTTTCCTGTCTTTTTGCCAACTTTATCAGACACTGTTTACTGTCTCCCTCAGTAACTTTAGTTTTCTAAGTACATCTATTGCACCCTGCTGTCTGTGTATGACGTGAGGTTCACTAGCTGTTTCCAATGCACGTTGTCTTAGATTTATTAGATCATCTATGTGTTGTTGAAACTGATCGTAACACTCTTTGTCGTTAACCAACTGCTTGAGGTGCATTACCTGTAAATCCTTGCTCTTCTGGTAGTGGTGCTGTACCTACTCCTACCTGTGATCCTCCACCTCCTGAAGTATCAGCTACACCTTGTACACCCTGACCCTCTGGCCCTGCTGGTGTTGGTGCTGGTGCTTGAAATGCTTTTAATATTTCTGCTTGTATAGCTGCGTCTTGCATAGAGTTAGTAACTTTATCTGGATCAAGATCCATGCTCTTAGCAATCTCTCGTATAATATAGTCCATCTTAGCAAAAGGTGCAAGTACTGGATTTTGTGCAACTTGTAAAAACTGCATCAAGCGTTGGCTACGTACTTCGTTAGCCATCAAGCTCTCTGTACCTGATGCCTGTACTTCCAAGTCTCCACGAATATCTTCATCAAAGTCAAACTGCATGTTGAATGCAAAGAATGCTTTACCTAAAGGACGTATAAGATAATCATCCACATTTTTAACAACAGTACGAATACTGCCGTTAGCAGCAGACATAAGCATAGAGATTCCAGAAGCAGTACGCCCCACTCCTTGAACTCCTGTTTGACCATGTGCAAAAGATGGGAACCCAGTAGACTCATCAGCTAGTACCCTCGCTTTATCAAATAGTTGCATATTTTCTTGTGCTACGTTTGGAAACTTAGTACCAAAGATACCTTGTCCCGGAGCGCCACCCTGTCTCCTGAAAATCTTTCCCGGATAAACAGACATGTCTTGTCCTGGAACTAGGTTAGTTTCATCTACCTCTATAATAAGATTACCTGATAGTGCAGCATTATCAATAGCCATACGCATAAAGCCATTCATCAATGTCTGTGTGTCATCCATGTTCTCAGCAATACCAACGCCAAAGAAAGAGTATGGGTTATGCTCGTATGGTACAGCGTAGTAAGGTATACGTGTAGGCTTGAATGGGTTTAGTACAAAGCGTAGTATCTCACCATTAGACACCCATATATTACAGTTAACTTCATCTAAGTCTTTTAGTTCACTGGGAATATTTACACCGTGTTCTTTTAGTATTTCTATATCTACATAACCCCAAAACTCTAGTACTTCCCAACGCTCAGAGTTTGGCTGAGTGTCATCATCTTCCATAGTCATTTCCCAGTACTTCTGGTTGTAGTCTGGTCCTGCGTCTATAGCTTTCTGTACGGAATCTTCCATAAAGTATGGGCGGTTTTTTAATGCTCTTAGTTGTGTTCTTGACATCTTGTGTCTTTCAACAACGTATTCTGCATCCTGCATAGAGTGTGCTTCTGGGTCAGGATAGAAATCCCAAATACTTACATGACTACATTCTGGTACAGTCTTAACAAGAGGATCATATTCACCACCATCACCCCAGTTAGGGTATTCTTTATCTACAGCAAATGGACCTTTCATAACACCTGTACCTAGAAGTGCCATCTCAAATGCCATACTTCTTAGGTGTGTAGATGCTCCGCTTTCTTGTAGCTGATCGTGTATTTTCTTTTCCATCTTTTTGGCTGCAACCATAGCAGGATGAAAAGTAACTGTAGTTCCTGTAGTACCATCACCTTCTACTATCTTTTCAGATACAGATGATAGTTTATCTTCTAGTGGCCCTAATCGTGCTTGTAAATCTTTTAACGTTTCTCCCGGTCTTAGTTCTGTAACTCCATCAAGCAAATACGGAGAAGCAGCTTCATCTCTTGTTATGCCTGATAGTGATTCTCCTGCTTGCTCTGCATTTGGATCTACATTTATGTGTACAGATTCAGCTACACCATCAGGTAGTACAGAAGGATTTACTGTTAGTGGAAAGTTGTTATTACCAAACAATACATCTACTATTTGTCCGTAGGCAGCTAGTGTTTTAGTTTTTGTAACTTTGACAAACACACGAGACTTTTCTGAGTCTGTGAACTTTACATCAGACCCATACAAACCACGATAGTTACGGTAAGCTCTTAACCATCTATTTTCATCAGCATATCTAGCGTCTTCTGCTCTTTTGTATCTATCTTTTATAAATGAAACTACACTAGATTTTTCTTCAAAAATACTGTCTAGGCTGTCTTCTGCAGCTACAATATCATCTGTCTCAAACATTTCTTCCTGTTCAGCCATTATATTCTTCCTTGTTAAAACAATCTAGTTGTATGTCGTAGTATGGATTGTTTCGAAACTTGTTCCAACTAGAAGTGTCAGCCATATTTAAACACTCTTCCTGTGTATACATTTCCTGTGATACATACTGATTACCTGTATATACCCAATCGGTTCCGTTGTTTCCCCATATACTTATTACTAAGACAAAAGCTTTCATTTATCTTTTCTCCAAGGTCCATTGTTAAAAGCAGCTTGCTCTTCGCAGTTAGGACATTTGTCGTTCCACATATTTGTATTGTAGGTTATCTCACACTTAGGGCAAGTTTCTACTAAGTTAGTATCCGAATGTGGAATCACTGGCTTGAAATCCTGATCTTTGTTTAGCAGGGTTATAATCCCATATGTTGCTGCGTGGTCTTGTCATTATACCATATCTTAACGCATCATACAAGTGATCTTCTGCTTTTGTGTCTACATCCTCTGGATTCTTTTTGTCCAGTGGTATACCCGGCAACTGTGCTATTGTATTAGTACAGTTATCCATAAATGCTAACATAGGTTTTTCAGTAAACTCATCTACCTTCAAACGCCTATGTATTTCGTTTTTTCCAGCGATACGTGAGCCTCGTGAACGATCAGAAGGACGCCAACGGCAACCCTTCATGTTCATTTGTTCAGCTAGTGATGGCCCAGTATCGCCACGGTTGTGCCACAAAGAACTATCAAGCACACCATATCTCATTC